TCTATCGTCTAGTGTAGTTACAAGAGAGTCTACAGTTTTAAGTGCTGCTGCGGATGCTGCCATATCTATGGCTACACCTGTGCCTGAGCCTGCACCTGTAGCTGTAAATAATACGCCTACTGTATTAGCTACTGCACCTATAAGAGTAAAGTCTGTTGAGCCTACTGTTCTAATTGTATAAGACTTACCTACGACAAATGAACCTGCTGTTACGTTGTATGCAGAGTCAAGACCATCTAATGTTGTGCCTGAAGTAGCTAGTGTAGATAAAAAGTCTACATCTGTATCTGCTTCACACCATTTTTGTGTTTCAAAGTTATAGATAAGTAGTGAACGACCACCGGAAATATTGCCATAATTCCAAATCACTAAGTTACGTTCAGGGTCTACTGCTGTTGATATAGAGTCAATATCTGCAATGTTAGCGTTGTTAAAAAAGTATCTGTCTACCTTTTCAGAGCCTATACCATTTAGTGTTTGACCGTTAGTCGCATAGAAACCATCATCTGATAAAAAGTAAGATGTGCCAGAGTATTGTGCTATAGAGTTCCAATATATGACATTCTGACAATGGCTTTTTCTAGGAATACAATACCAAACTCACCACCTACGATACCTGTAATGTCACCACCGTCAGGGAGTAATTGGAAGTCACTTTGAGAAGTTGCTGTGGTAGTCCAAGTGGTTGCATCATTGATACCTGACCATTGCACTTTATTAGGAGTAGTGCCTGCACCAATATTAGCTGCTACTACGAAATCACGAACTGCTGTAATATATTTAGCGATAGGTGCATCTGAACTTGCGTCTGCAAAAGCTGTAGAACTGTTTACGTCATACGCTTGTATTTTTTCAGAGCCATTAGCGGCAAGTGCTAAATTACCAAACTGTAAGAATTGCCATCTACCAGTTCCTGTATAACCACCTGATTTAGACTCGTCTACTAGAGATAAGTCAGTATTGTCTACTTTAAATAGTTTACTAGCACCACCAGCAAAGATAAATACGTCATTGTCTAGTTTAGCAGCAAATACATTATTAAGTGCTTCTGAAGCTGCACCTGAATAGGTTACTGCTGACTTAAACGGACCATATCCTACAGCCAATGGAATAACGTTATTAGCTTCTGATACAGAGTCTAAAATGCTAGGTTGGTCTGGTAACCATTCTTTAAAAGCTATGCGTTGTGTAGCCATTTAAACTCCTATCGCAATTCAATCCAATGAATTACAGTTCCACCGCCTGATGAAACAACAGAATAAGTTGCTCCAGTTGGAATAATTCCAAAAACTGCTGATGGAAAACCTGAAGTATTACTTGTAGTTTCACCAAAAATTTGAACACCATTTACATTAATTCGTACACTATTTCCAGCAGAAAGACCGTCAACCTGAACGTTAATAGCAATAGGTTTTCCTGTGCTATTAGTATATGTAGTTCCTAATGACCTGCTTCCAATAACGCTTTGCCATGTTTGACCATTACCAATTCCCCCAGTAGGAGTGGCACTTGTCCATGTTGTACCGTTAGATGTTAGTACGTTACCTGAAGTACTAGGAGCTACTAAATTACCTGATAATGCAGAAGCTCCATTACCTAAAATAACAGAGTTAGCTGTAATAGTTGAAGCTCCAGTACCGCCATCTGCAACAGTTAAGTCAGTAATACCTGTAATAGTTCCACCTGTAATGGCAACTGTTGTGGAGTTTTGTGCAGCCATTGTGCCTAATGTACTCCATGTAGGTGTATTACTACCACCTGCTGATACTAATGCTTGACCACTTGCACCTGCAGTTGCATCTAATTGGAAAGCACCTGTCACATTAAGCGTACCTGATGATACTACTTGACCTGATGCAACTAATGTACCTGCTACTGTAAAGGGGTCACCACTAGAACCATCTTGTTGGTTTTTTAATACTGACATTAAGCTACGAATAGCATTGTTTACGTTAGCTGGTGAACAACCTTCAGCAATATTAATATTAGTTATATCTGTATTGTCTGCTGCGGTTGCACTAAACTCTGAAATTTTGGTTTTTGCCATCTTTTATCCTTGTCTTAACCATATGTCTGTACTTGGAGTTGTATCAGTCCAAGTTTCTGTTCCTGCTGTAATTTCTGTCCATGTATCTGTAGAGGGTGATATTGCAGACCATGTTTCTGAACCTGCTGATACTGGTGTCCATGTTTCTGTGCCTGGAGTAACAGGTGTCCAACCTTCACCTTGCCTTGTACCTTTAGCGGTAACTGTTCCTACGCCTTCTACATAAGCAAAAGCTGAATATATAGCGTTAGAACTTGCTGTAACAAAAGCAAACCCATTTATTTGTGCATTACCTGAATTTATTAATCCACCTAATGCTGATACTGTAGCAGTTCCTGTAATAGAACCGCTATCTAGTCTAATTCTGTTATAAGTAATTGTAACTGTAGCATTGGCTGTGATAGAAGCATTAGCATCTATGAGTAATGAACCTAATGCTGTAACTGTACCTGTTGCTGTAATACTTGCTGAAGCTAGTGCAAGTGAACCGCCAGTAGCAGATACTGTAGCTGTTCCTAGTATTGCACCGCTACCAAATGTAGTTCTTGTAGCTAATGCAGATACGTCTGCAAATCCATTTATAACTGCACTACCAAATACTAATGTACCACTTGTATCAACTGTAACTGTTGCAGTAGCGTTAATGCTTGCTGCAGATGTTCTAAAGCGTATGCCTGATGCACTTACGGTTGCGTCTGCTGTAATGGCAGCAGAAGCTGTGACTATATTACCGCTTACTGGTAAAGTACTAAAAGGAGCTTGGGAAAAGGCTGAAATGCCAAACATTTATTACTCCTTAAAGTGTTACTTCTTCCCAGTTAGTAATGGACTCATTCCATTTATATAATTTATCATCTGTAGGCATAGCTACAGGTGCTTCCCATAGCCATGTTGTATTGTTTAATGTCCATGATGGATAAGGTTGTGGTGCGTAAAATGCGTCATTAGTAGAGTCGTATGTATATCCAATACCAGCGTAGTTTTTACGAAAAGGTGTACCACCTAATTTGTGAACCCCACCCACAGTATTAAAAGAAGTTCGTTTACAGACTTGACCACGAAATAAACCATACTGTTGTTCCCAGTCAAAGTTTCCTTCTTCTTTTCCTACAATAACTTCAGTAACTATGTTGTTTTCGTCTAAAAATGCATAATGTGCCATGTCTTTTCCTTAGTTAAGCTGGATGTTGCCAGTGCCAGCAGTAAAGGTTGTGACTTTAAATCCACCTGAAGTTGCAGTTGAAAAAGTTAACCCACCGCCTGGATTAGTTAATGTTGCGCTATCAGAATATTTAATGATGACAACACCAGAACCGCCTGAACCATTTGAACCTGAACCACCAGCACCACCACCACCACCTGTGTTTGCTGTTCCAGCAGTACTTACTGCACCACCACCACCTGTACCAGCAGTTCCGTTATTAGGAGAAACTTCACCCCACCCTGCACCGCCACCACCTCTAGTAACTGATGAACCTGTAATTGAGCTTGCAGAACCATTACCACCATTACCGCCAACACCACCGCTTGTGTTAGCCGTACCTACTGCTCCTGCTCCACCGCCACCACCGCCTGCCGCACCAGCAAATGCAGTATGTCCTCCACCATTATTACCTTGACCTACAGTTCCAACACCACCAGCAGAGGTAGTTCCAGTACCACCAGAAGCATAGGCAGACCCACCTCCTGAACCGCCTGTTCCACCTATAAAATTAGCTGTATTCTGAATACCACCTCTACCACCACCAAGAGATGTTATGGTAGAAAACACAGAATCATTGCCTACTGTTTGACTTGCACCACCTGCTCCAACAGTAACTGTATATGAAGTACCAGGAGAAACAGATAATGTTGAAGTTCTATAACCACCCGCACCAGCACCAGCAACTCCTCCGCCGCCACCGCCACCAGCAATAACAAGGTATTCAACTGAATATGGATATCCGGTTGTATTAACAAATTGCCATGCAGAGCCAGTATAAACTTCATATTTAGATTCTGTTGTATTGTAGCGAATCATGCCAGTTGCAGGAGAACCTGGTCTTTGTGCTGTTGTTCCTACTGGTAAATCAAAATATCCTGTAGATGAATTACTTTGGTCTGATACTGCTGCGGGAGGTAAGCTAGTGCAATTTGTTAGTGTACCGCTAGATGGAGTTCCTAAAGCTGGAGTAACTAATGTAGGGCTTGTAGCAAATACTAAAGAGCCTGTTCCTGTTTCATCTGTAACTGCTGATATTAAGTTAGCAGAACTTGGCGTAGCAAGAAATGTAGCAACATTAGAACCTAAACCAGAAACACCTGTAGATATAGGTAAGCCTGTAGCGTTGGTAAGTGTAGCAGAAGCTGGAGTGCCCAAAGCAATAGCATTACCACTTGCATCTACATATAAACCTTTTTCAGCAGGATAAGTTACAAATACATTCTTTGTGCCTGCACTAAAGTTTACTAGAGAACCACTATTGCTAGACTCTAATACAGTATCACGAGATAAAGTAGTACCTGAAGATGTATATGTACCTAGACCTACTTCAAACTCTGTACCTAATACAATAGCGTAGTAAGTAGTATTACCATCACCTATAACAGAGAATGCTTGAAAGCCAGTAACTGCACCAGCAAGCGTAAACGTGCCTGTGCCTGTAGTAGTAGAAGTCTCTTGGACTCTATCCTTGACGACTAACGCCATGGTTTATCCTTACGCTAATGTAACTGAAAGATTGCCTGTTGAAATCTTAAAGATATCACCAGTATCAATTGTTTTAGATGTATCTAATGCTGTATGGTATAAAAGATTACCACCTGTAATTGCATCATTAATACCAATCCAACCTACTGTACCAAAACTTGCTGTAGCAGTTGGAAATGTAACGTCTGCATCATTTAATACGTTACCAGATGTGCCTGAAGCTGTTGCAAATGATACTGCTGTTCTAGCATAGCCAGTACCAACTGTGCTAACTTCTGTACCACTACCTGCGTCTGTAGGGTCTGAAGTCCATAGTGATACGTATATGTTAGCTGGTGCTGTGTATGTTGTTGCGTTTAGAGTTGCATTTAAAAGTGCGTTCTCTAAAAAGTTACTCATTTCTGCCATGATTTTTCCTTTATCTTGGTGTTACGTTTAATGTGGTGTATGCGTATGTTTTACCTAAGTCACTTGTTTTAATATTAGCAATAGCTCTATCATATAATGATGACCATGTTACTACTCTTGGGTCGTTCATAAGATATGGTTCTGCTTCTGCTAGAGTTGCGTAAAGTAAAGCATCTGGGTAATATGCTAAATATAAGTTACTTGATGTTGTAGTAGAAATGAATGTAGGTTGAGCATAGTATAAAATTTGAATGGTGTAATCTGTATCTTGAGTAGGTGCAAATTGAAACTCTGTACCTAACATTGTAAAGTAGTGTGCACGACCTGATAATGATGTTTGACCATTACGGAAGAACAAGTCAGGTGATTGAAACTCTAAGACAATAGGTGGATTACCCTGAAAGTGCATCTCTCTTAACTCTAAGAAGTCACTAGGAAATGCTACCTTGCTATCTGTAGGTGTAGTTGTTGCTACTTTTAACATAGCTTCTGTTCTTAAGTCACGACTCATTCTTAACTGTGCCATCTGAATAAAATCAGGTATGACAGTTGTCAAGTCTGTTCGTGCTAAGTAA